GAAAATTGATTGAAACTGTTAGTAAAATGGATAAAATCAATGCTGAATTAAATAAGAAAGATAAACAACAATATTATACAAATTTTTAATATGGAAACCAATAAAACCATAACTGCGCTAAAGGGCAGTTCTGAGTATAAATACTTAGATGATTACATTAAAGCATTGGAGGCATACCATGAACAAGATCTCCTAACACCGGATGAGGTTGCGAGATTGGACGAGTTCCGTATGATTAAGCGACAGTTGGAGATATTGGAAATACTCAAAACCAAAATTATAGAGATGAGAATTGAAGGTGGATTTGATGTAGGAGAGATAGAGACGGGAGATAGATAATCCAGGGTAAATAACGAGGGAAATAAATAATCAGAATAAAAATCGTATGATTAACATGAATGTTAATTAGGCCAACTTTACCACAAGGTAAAGTCGTATATTCAGTACATAATAAAAGCAATAATAACGATGGGAAATAATATAACGTTTGAAAATGGGGATTTGTATGATATTGGTCAGACAGTGAATGGGATATCTCGTTTTGTTTGGTTAAATGGTAAGTGGTATTATTTTGAGAAAAGATTATTTGGGGAATATAATTACGGACATGAGAATTTATCTAAATCGATTATTGAAGATGAGATGATGGGGTGGGATGAGGTTAAGTATTTGGGGAATATATTTGGGGAGAATATTTAGAGGAAAGTAAATGTACTTGGGAGTAAGTGAGGTAATTAACAGGGGATAATAATTACCTTCCCACTAAATGGGTAAGGTATAATATTTGCCAACTGTGTAGGACATAGGGGGATAGAGGGGAGTTGGGGTCTAACCCACATCTCCCGCGCCTCCCCGCCCTTCCCCCCACTTCCAAAAATATATATTTTCCACGCCCCTCACCGCATTTCTCATATAAGAGTAAGTAAGGAGTAAGTAAAATGTACCTGAGGTAATTACCTGAGAGTAAGTAAAGTAAGTTAACAATTACTTGGAGGACACATGGATAATTCGTATATTCCAGTATATTAAAAATTAAGGTTATGAAAGAAACAGTATTTAAAGTAGGAGATAAAGTATATTGTGTAATATATGGATGGGGTAAAGTAACGGATATATCCACCGTAGGAGCATTCCCATTAGAGGTAACATTCCACTATGAAGACGATGGTGAATCTACTGAGAGGTATTATTCCTTGGATGGAAGATGGAATAAACCCTCACAACCTACCCTCTCATTCACTGAATATACTCTCAACGGTTTCTCACAGGAACGCCCGATAGAACTACCGGAACTAGGTGAGGAAATAATGGTAAGTGACGATGGAAAGATATGGGAAATAGGTAGATTTAGAGAATATATCCCACAATACAAATGCCCGGTGGAAGTGGAAAGAAATGGAGATAAATATAGTTACTCATACTTCAAACGTCTTCGCTAAGGACGCAGATTACCGACGGAACTTTCGTATATTCCAGGTATAAAAGCAAGTAAAACGAAATGGTTTTACTTTAAAAATAAAATGTTAGGTGAACGTAATTGGATAACTGCGGTGGTGTGTTCGGAGCACTTAAAGCCAATAGAGGTGCCCATCGGATTGCAGGTTCGAGTCCTGTCCTAATAACAAAATATAATGTTAGGTGGGTGTAATAGGTAAAACACAGATGGAATGGGTTCACATCCCTAAGATGAGTGAGTGTAATCACACCATCATCCCTATCATGGGGATTTAAGCAGGTTCGAATCCTGTCCTAACATCATAGTGTTGATTTAAGCGAAATATAAGCGCCGATCAACGCAGACAATATGATTATCACCGATTATGGTGATTATGTAAGATACACTGCTTCATAACCAGTAATTTTCCTTTGATCCCTCCCGTAAGGGAGGGTGAAAAGGTTTTAAATGGAGTGTATAAAAGACGGAAAACACACATATGTATATGGGAATAAAACGTTATTCAATTAATTAATTTATTCAGTATTCCGTGATGGTTACGACGTATCCTAAAAGTAGATCGCCAGGTGCATATGAAATTAGGACTTCACATTATAATATTGGTTTAATAATTAATGAATTAACGAGATATTCCGGAGACAGGTAGGAACAGTTGAATATTAAACCGAGACCGTCATCCCTCATTCATAGCCAATCGTGGCGAACCGGAAATTGAAACTCAAACTTGCAAATTGTTGCAGGTTATCTTTGTGCTTGGTTAATCTGTCTATTACCGATGGACACAAATATACAAACACCTATTCGTATATTCAAGTATAATTAAAAAATAAAGGTTATGAAAACAGATACAAGTGAATATTGGGCAATGTATTACCATGTCTACTTATTCTTCAAATCAGGAGGTACATTAGATAAAGCAATTAAGAAATATCAACGAATAGACGTGGTTAAATATTTCTATAATTTCAATAAATTAAATCCAGTAGGGATGTAGATTAACAAAATAATTATCGTATATTTCAGTATAAATTTAAAAATTAAAAGTTATGAAAGCAAAGAAATTTAAAGTTGGAGATATTGTTAAATGGGACAAATTAAGTAAAGATCACTCAGTTTATTATGCAGCATTAGCTAAAGTAGTATCAATTGAAGGTGATCATACAATGGAAATAGAGTGGTTAAAAAATTATCCCAATATTGAATTAGTTAATGGACAAATGGATGGAACTTATTTTCAAGACGATTTCGTTTTCATTGGATAAAAATAATTAAATCTAAAGTCGTATATTCAGTTAAGTTAAAATTAAGGTTATGATTAAAAATTCATTATTAGCATTAGGGTTCGTTTTATTAGCATTTGGAAACCCATTCGGAGTATTATTATTGATCCCAGCAGCAGCGGTTCACTTGTATAACGACATTACCCAACCAAAAGATCGTTACAGCAATTTAATAATTGATCCTTACATTTAATATACAATCACTGAATTGGTAGGACAAGTATTTTTAAAAGACATTTCGTATATTCAGGTATAATAAGAAAAGCAATATTAATAAATTAAATTTAAAGGTTATGAAAAGAGAAGCTACATTACGTAAAGAACAATTAGTAAAAGATTTGTACTGGATTGAGAAAAAGAATAAATTTAACAAGTTATGGGATAACAATGTTAAAGTTGCGTTTGAGGTAAGTGGAAGTTATTCATTTGAAGAGTTAGTATTGAAAAACGCTCCAGCAGCGGAACAATTAGTAGTATTGTTTAAGTAGAAAAATAAGGTGAACAAAGGTTTATAGTAGCCATTCCACAAACCAGAAACCTCGAAATACCCATTAAGATCGTCTGTTAGGTGGAATTTTTATTTAAGTGAGTAAAAGCGCTTTAAGCGCGGGATAAAAGCGAGTAAAATATAGTTCGTATATTCCAGTATAAATAAAGAGATAATAATTTAAAATTAAGGTTATGAAAGTAGTAAATCAATCAATGTTTGTAAGTGTTCAAAACGATATCGTTTGTGGTGATGGATCATTCAAAGCAACAGTTGAACATCAGATTATAGTTAGTAATGGAGGAGTAGATGTTGAGTTTACAGATATTCATAACATTACTTTTATGGGGATGCCAATCAATGGTTATAAGGCATATAGTCAATTTAAAGAGAAAATGTTAGATATGGGAATTGATATTGAAGCAATGGTAGAGGAAGAGTGTGTTGGTTTAATTACAGATAGTTTTATTAATGATTGTAAGAATAGTTTTAATCAAGTAAAATTTATTGCAGTAGGATAAATAGAATCGAGATTCAATTCGTATATTTAAGCATAATAAAAAGATATAAATTTAAAAATTAAGGTTATGAAAAAGTTAGAAGTATTAGAGCAAGCAAAACAAAATGGTTTTTCTTTAGAAGTAGCAGTTGAGAAAAAATCATTCAAAGGTATCAAAACAGGTCGTAAACCAAACCCTGAATCAAAACGTCAACAACGTTTAGCTGAGTTAAATGCTAAAATAGAGGCAGGTGTTACAATCCAAAGAGGTAGACCGGTTTCAACTGATAGTGAGAGACAAAAGCGTATAGCTGAATTAGAGGCTAAACGTGCTAGTGGTGAATTAAAATTAGGTAGAGCCGTTGATCCTACTTCAAAGCGACAGTTAAGAATAGCTGAGTTGGAAGCAAAACGCGCAAATGGAGAACTTCGTCGTGGCCGCCCAGCTAAATCAAAGGATGTAGTTAATGATGTTAATTTAATTGATATGTTAAAAAATATGGAGGCTAAATAGTCTCCATTTTTTATTCGTATATTCCAGTATAATTAAAAAATAAAGGTTATGAAAGGTAAAAAAGAATTTATTGAATTATTAAATAGAGCAGCTGAGATAGCTTATTTGGATGAAAATTTAAGTAGTGAACAATTTGATTTTGAGGGTACTGGTCAAATACTTGAAAGAATAATTATCGAATTAGAGGAAATTGAATTTGATTAATCAACTCCACATATCCAATTATAATTTAAACACGTAAAATCAATTCATATGAGCGCATATCAATTTATAGAACAAAATAAGCAATATATCCAAAACATAGACGGCTGTCTAACTGAAGATGCAAACATTACATTATACAAAGATGGTAGATTTCAATTCTATTGGTTTGAAGAAGGTGCATTAGTGAGAGCGGAGCGTTAGTGGGTATAAGGTATTTAAATTTAATTCGTATATTCAGTCATAATTAAAAATAGATATTATGTTAGGTTCAATCGTTTATTTAGTAGTGTTAGTAGGATTTTTAAGTGCAGTTAATTATTTTATTTGTAAATTTTTAAATTAATAGTTATGAAAGAGTTAAGCGATATTGAGAAATTAGAAGCAGTTAAATTAATAATGGAAACCCTGGGTTATGATTTTAATGACATGACTGTAGGTGAATCATTTTTCTTATTCAATACACTAAGTGAGGAGATGAAAACATTCATGAGTGAGAGATATAAGGTAACAATATTATAGAATCCAGTTCGTATATTCAAGTATAAATTTAAAACACACGGTTATGAAAGTAGTAAATGATAAAAATTTAAGTGTTGAACAGTTAATTATAGCATTAGCTGAGCGTGAGAGAGATTTATACGCTCAATTACAAGATATGGAGGCGAGATTTGGGTTTAATTCACATGAATCTAATTGTGCATTCCATCAATGGGATTCAATTTCCGAGATTATGCAAAACCTAATTATCGGGATCGAGAATACTGAGGATGTAGATTCTATAGAAATATAGATTCTCTACTTCGTACCATATGCGTACTGGATATTATGGGCGGTACGGTATATATATGATATATCGCATTATATCCCACGTGCGTTCGCGTCAATACGCGCACATGGTGGTGCGGGGTGTGAATTAGACGCCTTTATAAATCGTAAACGATCTCTCCCCATCGACATTGTATATCCTTATATATACAACATATTATCCCAAATACCCAAAACCTTTATTTCTCAACCATTCTATTATTATTTTTAACCCCAATTTAAATATACGATAAATCCCCCCATAACCCAAATAAAAATCCCCAAAATGTCATTTCTGTGGAAAATTCATAAATTTTAAATCTCTTCTTTTTAAAAATTTTCTCTACCTCGATAAAATATATACCGATATAATATACTGTTTCCCAACATAATACCCAGTAACCCCTAACCATTTATCCATATTTTCCGTACCGGGTACATGTCTCCATATTTTCCACCCCCATGTTATCCTACGTTCCCACTCCCCATTTACTCATCCCTTATTCCCTAATCTCTAAACCCTTTATATCCTTATTTTCAACCCATGGTTAATATACAGTATAAAAAATAATACTCCAAGTTTCTTTCTTCCTTTTATTATATTTATCCCAGAATAACAATATTGTTCCTTTTAATAGTTATTTTAATTGTAAAAAAGTATTAATTTAAAAAACAATTAAATGACAAAAAAACTAAAAGCACTATTTTATTTTATGGTAGTAATCCATATCTTAAACCATTGTGAAAACACCCCCAAAACACAAGGTTTTACTCCAAAACCATATTACCCAGACACTTTAAATAAAAAATCCAACTAAACATATATAATTCGATATTTATGAATATGGGAAAACTATTACAACGTATGGAAGACATGTTAGAGGCATTAATAGTGGGGATAATAGTATTATCCCTTTCCCCATTATTATTAATTAAAGAAATATTCTCTAAAAAATATGACTAATTATACTTCAGAACAATTAAATGGTAGTGGAAGTTACGCGCCAATTTTAATAAAAAATACCACATACACATTCCTTATCGATAATCCATCTTTCTGCGCTTATCTCACATTAGAAGCACTCAAAACAACAAGTGGTTCATATGGTCAAAATAGTAAACAATCATTATCTGGTTCTTTTTCCAATTTTACCAATATTGCTAATGGTGTTTCATCCTCATTTTATCAAGCATCATTCTGTTTAAATTCTGGTTCTAATTCATTTAAATTTACACCTTCTGTAAATGTGTCTGTTGGTGAATTAAGTATAATGGGTACTGGGGGGGTAACATTAACTATTGAACCATAATTATTATAAATAACAATCCTAATGGTTAAATCTTATTTGGGGTTTAATTTTATTGGGTGTATATTTAAGTATATAAATAATTAAGATTATGAGTAAAACATATCAAAAAGGCAAAACATTAAGAACAGCAGATGGAACAGTTGTTACCATGTTTGATGGTAAATTACATAATTGGGAAGGCCCAGCATTGATCCCTCAGGGTGATGAAAAATTAGCTGAATATTATATTAATGGGGTAAGAATGACACACCAGGAATGGAAGAAAGCCTTACGTGGGCGTGAAGGTCTTCCGTGGTACAAAGGTGGAGCTACTGTTAGGTTTTAAAAATTAAATTAAAAATAAAGGTTATGAAATATATTACATTAGAACAATCAAAAAAATTTATATCCATAGAAGAAGATGGATATTCACATATGGATCCCCATTACTTCACATCAATTGATGATGAAGATGGGTGGTCTAAAGTCACATATTATACTAATAAACCTAAGAGAGAATTTGCTGGTCAAAATGGAGAACAATTTGTGTATGTTTTAACTAATAAATACATGCCCGGAATTGTAAAAATAGGATATACATCCCTTAACCCATATGATAGAGCATTAATATTATCAAAATCAACAGGGGTTCCTGATGAATTTGATGTTGATTTTGCTTTTAGGTGTGTTGATGGAAAAAAGTTAGAATATATGGTTCATCAATGTTTATCCGAATACCGAATTAAAAAGAAAAGAGAATTTTTTAAAATGGGGGTGGATGATGCTATTAATACTATAATCAATGTTGGATCTAATTTGTAATATTTATCGTAGAGTAATTATTTTTACGCGCAATTTAAACGCGTAAATGTAAAAAACACATAATTATATGAATTTAGAAAATATATTTGGTTTATTCGGCTTTAATGAAAACAATGAAAATACCAAAAAACAAATAGAGAATGAAATAGATGATTTTAAGAATAACCCACATTATAAAATTAGAATGTTCATAAAATTAATTAATAATGGGGTTATATTTAAAGATCAAATTATCGATTTCTTTTCAAAATCTGATGCTTCGTTAGATATATCTAACATAAATGAAGCTGGTGATTTTATGATGTATGCTAGGGCTTGGTATTGGATTGAACAGTGTGATTTAACTAACGAAGATTGGAAATATTGTTTATCTAATATCCCTCATAAAAAATTTTTTGATTGTATTGATTTATGTAATTCATATTATGAAATGTGTGAAGAATATGAAAAATGTGCTCATTTAAGAAATATTAAGAATTTTTGTAAAAAACGTGGTATCTAAGTAGGGTGAGCGTATATTGGGTCTTAAATTAAAATAATTAGTTATGATTTTAAAACCTGAAGAAATATTACAAAATTGGGAAACATTGTTAGGGTATATTGAACAATATATCGAGTCTCCTAGAAAAGAAAAATTATTGGATTTCTATAATAAGTTTTCCGAGCGTTTAATGATGATGCCGGCTGCTCATAAGCGCGAATATCACAATGCATTTCCTGGAGGATATTGCGAACATGTTATTAGAGTAATAGAATGTGCATTAGATCAACATAAATTATGGGAAAAGCATGGAGCTGATACTTCTACATATACTGTAGAGGAATTAGTATTTTCTGCTTTAAATCATGACTTAGGTAAGCTAGGGGATGAAGAAAACGAATCATACCTACCACAGACAGACCAATGGAGAAAAGAGAAATTAGGTGAAGATTACATGTTCAATGAAAAATTAGCATTTGCATCTGTTCCTGACAGAGGATTATTTTTACTCCAATCCCATAATATCCAGTATTCATTTAATGAAATGATTACAATCCAAACACATGATGGTTT